GGGCATCAAGCACGTGCGCATGGGCGACACCCCCACGTACCATCCGTGGAACCCGGCCAACAACGTGCAGGGCCAGGACCACGCCAGCCCCACCTTCGACGCGGTGCAGGAAGCCTGGGTGCGCAAGGCGGTGCAGGTGGTGGGGCGCCACGGCAACGTGGTGTTCGAGACAAGCAACGAGGGCGGCCTGATGCCGGGCTGGAACGTGGCCTGGGAGGAAGCCATCATCGCCACGGTCCACGATGAGGAGACGAAGCGCGGCTATCCGCGCCACCTGGTCAGCACCAATGCCGAGCGCGTTGTGCCCAGTGCGGACTGGAACGAGTTCCACACCGGGGCCGAGCCGCATGCGCCCGCCGGCAAGGTGACAGGCACCAACGAGTACAACCCCGACCCGCCTCTCAATGGGCAGCAGGTGGCCGACAACTACTGCGCAGCGCGCGCCAGCGGCACGTACTACTGGCTCTGGCGGCACAGCATGACACGCGCGCAGTGGGAGGTGGCCCTGGCCGGCGTCAAGGCTGGCTGCACCGGCGTGGGGTGCAGCATCCCCACCACCGACGTGCCGCAGGTGACACCGCGGCCAGGAAATGGCAAGCAACAGGAGGCGCGTAACGCCTTCGTTGACGAGGCCGCGGCCGCAGTCAAGGCAGCGCACCCCGAGCTGTTCAACCCAGCCGGTGCGCTCGAGGGCTGGCCGTCGGAAGGCCCGAAGCAGTCGGCGTTCGCACAGCCGTACTTCAACCTGTTGGTCGCCTACTTCCGCAGCAAGGGTGCCTGCGCCAGTGCGTGGGAGGACTCGGTGGCGGTTGGGTGGCGTGGCGACGGGTGGTACGAGGAAAACCACGTGCTGTTCTTCGGGGATGGTACGCCCATCGACGGGCGCCATGCCTACAAGTTCACTTGGAGGTTCCCATGACGCTGTACCGCAAGCTGCTGTTCCTGGCCGTGCTGGTGCTGGCCGTGTTCGTGCCCATCGCGTATGCTCAGGCTGCACCGCCCGACCCCAGCCAGACCGCCGCGCAGGCCATCACGCTGCTGACGCCGGTCATCGTGCCCATCATCGTGTGGGGCGCGAAGAAGATCCTGTCCAACATCCCCAGCATGCTGCTACCCATCCTGGCCACGGCCCTGGGTGTCGCCGTGACGCAGGTGGGTGTCCTGATCACCGGCGGCCACTACGGCCTCATCGCGGGTGCCCTGCTGGGCCTGGGTGGTGTGGGCTTGCGTGAGGTGTTGGACCAGGTCAAGCAAACCATCGGCCCGGCCCAGTAACGGGCCGGGCAACAACCGCAAGGAGACGACATGAAGAAGCATCTGCCCTTCGCGTTCGTGCTGCTGCTGGCCGCAGCCGCTTACACCACCACCATCACCGGCGGCTGCGCGTCGCTCGCCGGCCCGCGCCACGGTGCCACCGTCACCGTGGTTGCCGCCCACAGCACCCTCAGCGCAGTGCAGGACACCGAGCTCTTGCTGGTGTGCGAGAAGCCGGGTGCACCGGCAGCCCCGCTGTGCGTCGATGCCGAGAAGCACAAGGCCATCAGCGCCAAGCTGGCGACGGCCTTTGCCCTGGACGGTGACCTGGCCCGCCTGGTGCGCGCGGTGCCGCTGGACCAGCCGCAGCCGCCGCAGGTGGCGGAGCTGGTGGCGCGCATTGCCCAGATCATCAACGACGTGTTGGCCTTGATCCCCAAGAGCCAGCAGAAGGCCGCGCTCGAGCAGAACCTGGCCGGCAGTAAGTAGCAACCCGGCCCAGCCTGGGCCAGAGAGGAAGCCATGCTGACATTCGCAGCGATCATCCAGTGGATCACCATCGGGCAGAAGGTGTTCGAGGCCGGGAAGCCGGCCTTCGACGCCATCAAGTCCGTGCTGGCAGCGCACACCATCGAGGCCGACACCGACGCGCTCGACAAGGTGATCGAAGACGCCGACCGCCGCAAGGCCCTGGCCGAGCACGAGGCCGGGAGCTAACCATGCGGGGGCGCACCCTGTCACTGCTGCTGGCCATGGTAGTGGTGGCGGCGTGCGCCCCCACACCCCACCCAGCACCGCTACCGACGCCCCAACCGGGGCCCCTACCCACCCCCACACCCGGGCCGGTACCAATACCTGGCCCGGGTGCCTGCCCCGTTGGGGTGGACGCAAGCCACTTCGTCGAACTCGTGGTGGGCATGATCGGCAGCAACCCAAGGCAATGGTCGGCCACGCCAAAGTATTGCGGCTTCCCACTGCGCGACGACATCTTCGCCGTGTGCGGCACCAAGTGCTGCACGCTGGGTGTGGACGGTGTAGACCACCAGCACCCAGAGGACAAGCGCAACCCCAACGCGATCGAGTGCGAGGCTGGGCTATCGGGCCCACCCAAGTGGCTGCACGCACCGCTACACACCACCGACTTCGTGGACTGTAAGGTACCTGGCCCGCTGTCGTGCATGCCGGCCTTCGACAACAACCCGTACAACGTCAAGGTGCCCGCTGGCTCTGGGCTACTGCGGGCCTGCGGCAAGTCTGGCTGCTCCGTCGACGTAGTGTTCCCGTAAAGGGCCCATGAAGTCCCCGCAGCAGGTACTGGCAGAGATCGAGCAGTTGCCACCAGAACAACAGGCCGAGGCGTTGTACTACCTGCTGGCGGCGCCATTGCTCATGCCACACACCGGCCGAAAGCTGCCGAAGCGCAAAGCCAACTAAAAAAGGATGGGTAGGGTGAACGACCCCCACGACCTGACGTTGCGAGAGCTGAAGATGGAACTGGGCGGTGTGCGTGAAGTGATGCAGTCGGAATTTAGGGCCCAGCGGGCCATCGATGCAGAGCGGGCGAAGGCCTCAGAAGAGCGTGACCGTAGATACGAAGAGCGCGATAAGGCCAACAAGGAGGCCCTGCGTGCAGCCCTGGCTTCCACAGACAAGATGGCAGAAAAGACCGAGGAAGCGCTCAAGGAATACAAGCAGGCATCGAACGAGTGGCGGTCTACCGTCCAGGATCTGGTCTCGCGGCTCCAGGGGAAAGGCGCTGGGGCCCACCAGCTATGGCTCGTGGTTGGGCAACTGGTTGGCTGGGGGATAGTCATTTGGGTCGCACTGAGGCCGCATTAGCCCATGCTACACAGACTAGTTGATACCTGGCGCAGCCTTAGCCCACGGCAGCGCAACTGGGTCGAGGGTGCGGCGTATGCCTTCGGGGCTGCCGGCTGGGCCACCGTCTACGAAGACCACATGCACGGTGGCATCGCAGCGCACACTTGGACCACTGCGTTCATGGCCGGCGTGGGCGCGCTTGGGCTGTACTGGCGCCAGACGCGGCGGCAGCAATGGACGCTGTCAAAGCGTATTAAGGTCGCGCTCGAGAAGCAGGCGGCGAGCAACGGGCCACCCAAGGACGTGGATGTAACCATCACACGTGGCGAGCTGAAGTGACAGACGACGAATACCGCACGGCCGCAGAAGCCTTGATCGCCCACAGCAACGCCACCGGCAGCAGCCGGCACTGGTTCGACAAGGCCGCCCAGGTGAAGCACGCGCAGGGCGGTGCCTGGGTCGAGGCCTGGGTCTGGGTGCCTGACACCAATCCCGGCACGGTGGCCGGCACCAGCACGCACTGATGGCTAAGAAGCGGCACAGCAGCGCGCCCTTCGACGCAATCAAGAAGGCGGCGTACATCAAGGCCATCCTCGAGGACAAACTGGGCCGCTGCGCCGCCGCCAAGAAGGTGGGCGTGGACCCATGGACGGTGACGCGCCACACCAAGCAGGACAAGGTGTTCGCCACGGCGGTGTCTGAAGCCGAAATGCAGGTCGAGGGCGAGGACATCGAGGATGTGGAGCGGGCCCTGGTGAACGCGGCCAAGGGCGGCAACGTGACGGCCATTCAGGTGTACCTGTACAACCGCGCGCCTGACCGGTGGCAGGACAGGCGGAACCTCAACGTGCAACTGCCGCCAGACGAGGCCCGCCGCAAGCTGGCTGCCATCCTGGGCATGTCCACCGACGACATCCCGGCATAGGCACCGTGCCCGACACGACCATCACACGCGGCGAGCTGATGGACAAGATCCTCCAGCTCCCCGACCCGCGCAAGCGTGCGGCCGCGGTGGCGTGGGTTACGGCGGCGTACATCAACAGCACCACCATGGCCGTGCGCCCCACGCCGGGTGCCACACGTGACATTGCTCACCGGCGCAGCTATGCGGGCAAGCCATCGCTGTACTTCCGCGACGTGCTGGGCTGGGTGCTGACCGACCAGCAGGAGCGCATGCTGGAACTGATCGAGCAAGAGGACAAGATCCTGTTGCCCAGCGGCACCAACATCGGCAAGTCGTTTGTGCTAGCAGGCTACGGCATCTACCGTTTCGACGCAGTGGGCGCGCTCGAGGACCCAGACCTGGGCCTGGCGGAGCAGGGTGCCAAGATCCTGTTGCCGGGCCCGGATGCCAAGACGGTGCAGAAGACCATCTTCGCCAAGATGCTGGTGCACGCCATGCGGGCTGAGGCGCGGGGCTTCCTGATGCCGGGGTACCGCACAGAGACGGGCGGCAGCGTGCTGTGGCGCGTGCGGCCCGAGTGGGACATCGAGGCATTCTCGCCGCCGCGCAAGGTTGGGCAAGAGATTGCACACACGGCCAGCGGCCGCCACCACCGCAACATGATCGCGCTTGTGGAAGAGGCCAGCGGCGTGGACGAGCGGGTCATGGCCGCCGTGGAAGGCATGTGTAGCAGCCAGGGCAACAAGATCATCGCGCCCTTTAACCCGGCCGAGTCTGGCAGCGCGGTGTTCGTGCGGTCCAACCTGTCCTCGTATCGCACGCACCACATTAGCGCACTGGACCACCCCAATGTGAAGCTGCGGTTGAACCCGGGCGACGAAGGGTACATACCTGGCGCCGTGGCCTACCGCAACATCGACGCGCGCGTGCGCGACCAATGCAAGGACTTCGGGCCCTACCCCAAGGTGCAGCCGGACAAGATCCACAAGGACATCGTTTATGCCCTGCCGCACCAGGGCGCAAGGGAACGCGGCCGCCGCAAGGATGGTAACCCTGGGCACCCAGATGCGCCGCTGCGGGTGTACCGGCCTGGGCCCATGTTCGAGGCGCAGGTGTTGGGGCAGTGGCCCAGCGGTGGCGACTACCGGCTGTTCTCCATCGGTGCCTGGGACGAGTCGGTGGCCAGGTGGATCGAGGCGGGCAGCGACCCAGAGGAGCCGCCCGATATGGTGGGCTGCGACCCGGCGCGCTTCGGGTCGGACGATAGCTGCGCGGCGCCGCGGTGGGGCCCCACGGCCGAGGAGTTGCTGCGCGGCTACATGGATGCGCGTGACAGCGGCGGCGATCTAAAGGGCGGCAGCGAAAAGGCGGTGCAGCAGTACGTGCGTGACAACGGGTGCCGCATAGGCGAGATCAGGGTGCTCAACAAGGGCGATGGGCCCAGCCTGGCGCGGCAGCTTGTGGACCTTTGGCCCAGCAGCCCGTTCAACATAGACGAGGGCGGTGGCGTTAGCTGTCTGGACCACCTGCGCAGCGTGCTAAAGCGTGACGCCATGGGCGTGGTGTTCGGCAGCGCACCGCCAGAACCAACACCAGGGGAGCCGTGGTCGGAGAACCTGCGCACCGCAATGTATGTGCGTTTTGCGCGTGTGGTAGCATTCGGCCTGGTGGACGTGCCCAACGACCCACAGTTGCGGGAGGAAGTGCTGGCGCACGAGCTGAAATACCGCTACCGCACGGTAGAGGAACGCGTCAACGGCCGCCTCCAGAAGGTGCGCAAGCCCAGCGTGCTGCTCATCGAAAAGGACGAGGTAAAGAAGCGCATCGGGCGCAGCCCAGACAAGGCAGATGCCGCCGTACAGTCGCTGCTGGGCGCACCGGTAAAGGAGTTCCTGGCCGCCACAGAGGCCATGGCCTACGCGCCCACCCGCAGCGGCCGCAGCCAGTACGCACCCACGGCACCCAGCCACGAGGACGAGGACGACGACGCACCAGTGCGCCGCAAGCGCAGCAAGGGTAGGTATGGCTACGACCCTCGATAAGCCACGCCGAGTGCGTAAGTACCTCAAGAAGGCGGACCCGGGCATGCCACCTGCACCCACCCCCACCGATGCAGCCGCCATGGGCGGCGCCGCAATGCTGGATGCCACGCCGCTGGATGGCATCAACCGCATCGAGTTCGACCGGCGCATACAACTTGGGCGTACCGGCCTCAAGCAGTACGGTGGCTTCATCTTTGAAGAGTTCCTGCCCAACCTGCGCGGCCGCGAAGGGGCCAAGGCGTACCGGGAGGTGGTGGACAACAGCCCGTTGGTGGGTGGCATCCTGCGGCTGCTGGAGCTCACGCTGCGCCAGGTGAACCGTTACGTCGAGCCGTTCAGCGACGATGCCGAGGATGTGCAGCGCGCAGAGCGCATCGACCAGGCGCTGGATGACATGTCCGTAAGCTGGGCGGACATGATGGCCGAGATCACCACCATGCTGCCTTACGGCTGGGCAGCCACCGAGATCATTTGGAAGACCTGCGAGGGCTGGACGGAAGACGGCATGACACGCAGCCGGTACGACGACGGCCTGATCATGCCCCGCAAGATCTACCTCATGGCACAGGACACGTTGTTCCGGTGGACATTCGACTACGATGGCGGCGTCAAGGCGCTGGTGCAGTTGGCACCGCCCGACTACGTCATGCGCACCATCCCCATCGAGAAGATGCTGCTGTTCCGGCCGCACATTGAAAAGG